CGAAACGAATTTATAGATGGTACTTATACCATGAGCTGGGATAAAAACCGGTGGGAAAAACTAAGAAGAGAAGGTTGGATAGAAACTTGGAGACACAGGAACAGAACTACAATAAAGTACTCAGTGTTTAAAACTTCGTTCAAATGTAGCCAACTAATAAGTAGAATATATAGAATACTTTTAGGACAAGAAGACCTACCTACTTCAGAAAGAAGTAAGTTTTATAATAACAAATCATATACAGATAAAGTTTATAATAAAGCTATAGATGATATGATAAAAGATAAAGATAGATAATATGGCATTTAAAATGAAAGGGTTTCCAATGCAAAACGTGTCAGCGTTAAAAAAGAGAAACACAATAAAAGAAAATAAATTTGACGTAGACAAATTGGCTGACAAAGATGATCAAAGATTTTTAGATAAACAAAAAGAAGAGAGAGTTAAATACTCTGAGCTAGATGCTAAAGGCAAGGCTATTTACAATAAAAATAGAAAAAAATCAGGTTTAGCTCCATTAAAAAAAGATGAAACACCAGGGTCACAAAATCCTAATTTTCCAGACGTGGTGTATACTAAAGACGGTAAAGCAGTTAAAAGTATTAATCTCGATGAAGGGCAGTTAGATTTAAAACCAAGCATAGGGCCAAAAGGAAAATATGTAAATTATGACAAAGGTGATGGTACAAAAATAAAATACTACTATAAAAACCCTGTAAAAGCACCAGATCAAAGCAAGTTTAGTGATTTAGAAAAATACGACGACGATAAAAACTAAAATACAACTATGGCATTTAAACTAAAGTACAAAAACTTAAAAGGTGTTATTGAACAATTAAAGGGAGCTTCTAAAAAACATAAGAAGCAGGCTGAGATATTAGAAAAGCATGTAGATAAAATGAAGTCACCTTTAGAACAAGATGACTTAGATTATACTGGTCTTAACTTTGACCCATCTGCTAGTTATACTACAACAGGCGTTAAAATACCTGGTTTTAGAGATTTTGTTAGTTTAGAGCAGCAGCAAGCTATGAATAAAAGAATAGACGAAAGAAGAGCTAGAAGAAGAAAAGAAAAAGAATTTAAAAAATTAGAAGAAGCAGGAGGAGGAACTCTTGATGATTTAAAAGCAAGAGAGCAAGAAAGACTTAATAAGTTAAAAGAAAATACAGTTATAAAGACACCTGATGATGAGAAAAATGAGTTAAACATAAATACTAGCAGCAACTATGGCATTTAAGATTAACAAGTCAATAGTAAGGGGTACTGGTGAACATAAGGATCTAGTGTTTAAAATGAAAAGAAAAAAACTAGGTAATGGCATTGCTGGTGAAGCTAATAATGACGGTACGATATTTGTTAGTAAAGATATACCTAAAAATAGTCCTATGGAAGCAGAGGTAGTTGCTCATGAAGGAGATCACATGCTACGTATGGAAACTGGTGAGTTAGGGTATGATGATAACTCTGTAACTTGGAGAGGTAATAAGTATCCTAGAAAAGACGGTAAAATAAAATATAAGGGTTCGTGGAAGCCCGAAGGTGATAAATCATTTCCATGGGAAAAATTAGCGTACAAAGTAGGTACGAAAGCTAAAAAAGAAGCTACAAAAAAAAATAAATAAAAATGGCAAGAAAATCAAAAGCAAAATTTAAAATGAAGGGTCACGCTCTTCCTGGTATAAACCAAAGATCAGAAACACCAAATTTAAAAGATGGTAGATCACCTTCTTCTGCATTTCAAATGGCAGAACCAGGAGACAGTCCTAATAAAATTATAGGTGGTTTAGTTGGTGGAGCTCTATTAGGTAGAACTAAGTTTGGTAAAAATATAATGGACAAAGGTAAAGGATTACTAGGTGGTGTAGCTGGTAAAATATTCGGTGGTAAAGGTGGTGGAGGTGCCGCTGGAGCTGCAGGAGGTTTAAAAGAAAAAATGGCTCAAAAAGTAGATGAAAAAGTAGATGAGGCAGTAGAGGGAGCTTTAGAAGAATAGTATGGGTATATTAGGAAAAATATTTTCAGGTGGAGCTACTGAATTAGTAAAAGGTGTAGGTGGTGTAATAGACGAGCTACACACTTCAAAAGAAGAAAAGCTTGAAGCTGAAAGAAAAATTAAAGATATGATAATGGGTTACGAAGCTGAGATGCAAAAGCAAGTAACTGAAAGATGGAAAGTTGATATGGCTTCTGATTCTTGGTTATCAAAAAATATAAGACCATTAGTTTTAATATTCTTATGTGTATCAACAGTATTGTTAATATTTATCGATGCTGGTGTTATATCATTTGAAGTTAAAGCTTCATGGGTAGACTTATTACAATTAGTATTAATAACAGTGATCGGTGCTTATTTCGGTGGTAGATCACTAGAAAAAGTAAAAAAATAAAATGGGAATAAATTCAACAGAAGTCGCTTATGGCTTTGGACAAATGGGTAGCGGTTATCTAGATGACACTGGTGCGTTAACACCTCCTACAGGAAGCGTTATAGTAGCGATACAAGTAATAGCAGCTGCAAAATTTACTACGTTAACCGCTGACACTAGTTTTTATGAAGCTGCTGACGGTAGTGATGGCGTAGCTTTTATTGGCACAGCTAGTCAAGTAGCTACTAACGGTACTAATAGTGAAGCTATAGCAGCTGCAGACGAGTTTCCAGCTGGTATAACTATATACGGTAGGTGGACAGCTTGTACTTTAGCAGCAGGTACAGTGGTGGTTTATTACGGTCCAGCATAATGTTAGGTTTAGGAGTAGGTTTTTATAGGTTAGGAGGCAATAATTACGTGCCTTCAGATTGGAAGCCGTCTAATACTGATAACGCGCGTTTTCTTAAGCTTTGGCACAGAAAAGGTCTTGATTATGTTCCTCACCCATATAGTTACTCAAACTTATCTCAATCTCAATGGGACGATAGTTCTGGAGAAGATAACCACGCTATTCAAAATACATCTGGTAACCAAGCTGCATTAACCACAGGTGGTAGTGGTGGTCTTCATTTTGATGGGGTTGATGATTATTATGAGTATAGTACCGAAATAACTATATCATCTGGAGAAGCTTACACACTTGCACTAGTCTACAAACTAGACACTAGTGGTAGTGGAACTAAACACACTGTGTTTTCAAAAGATGCAAATTCAACATTCTTTGAGTTTTTTAGCGATAGTCAGTTAAGAATAAATTACGCTGGTAGTCCTATAACTTTAGGCAGTGGTACTTACACGCACGGAACCGTTAGAACATTAATAGTAACTAGAGATGCTAGTGGAGCACACAGTGTTTATAATGACGGGTCAGACACAGCTGTTACAACTGGTACTCAAGACGGTGTAGCTGTTTGGCAAAACCTTGGTATAAGAAACGACAACGACAGACCTTTTGACGGTCAAATGTTTGAGGTAATTGTTTATGACGGTGTTGAGTTTACTGGCACTGAACTAACAGACTTAAACACTTATTTGACTGGTTTAGCAAATAGTATATAAATTAAATTAAATTAAATAAAATGGCAAAAAGAAAAACACCGAAGGCTAAAAAGCCTTCAAAAATAACTAATGACGAATTAAATAAAGTACAATCAATTATTGACAGTATAAACAGAGCTCAACTAGAAATAGGTAGCTTTGAAACTAAAAAACATAATCTATTACATCACGTAACAATAATGCAAAAAAACTTACGTGACATGCAATTAGGACTTGAGAAGAGTTATGGTACGGCTGACATTGATATTGAAGATGGTACTATAAATTACGAGAACAATGGCAAAATTAATTAGAAAAATTACCGTAGGTAAAGACTACAAAGAGAACGCTATGCACTACGCTGTAGGACAAGATGTTTATGGTGGGCACACTATATCTGATATTGTTGAAGAGGAGGATAAATATTCTATATACATAAAGAAGAATAAAGATATTTTACCTTGGAAAGACTTTAACAAGAATATGGCAATATCCGTAGAATACAACTTAGAGTACTAATGAAAGCGCCTTTTGACTTTGTTATAGAGCCAAAAGGTAGTAGATATAACAATATAACTAAAGTTGGTGATAAAGATCTTATTATTAATACAGAGATATTTAACCATCAATTTGTAAATAGAGAAGCTATTGTTAAATCTGTACCTACGGCTTATAAAACAAAAATAAAACCAGGGGATACTATTATAACGCACCATAACGTTTTTAGAAGATGGCTTGATGTTAAAGGAAGAGAAAAGAATAGTAGAAGTTTTTTTAATGAAAATACTTATCTTATAAAAGAAGATCAAATATTTTTATACAAAAGAAATAACAAGTGGAAAGCTACAGATGGTTATTGTTTTGTACAACCTATAAAACAAAGAAACTCGTTAGATGTAGAGACAGAAGAACAGTGTATAGGTATAGTTAAGTATACCGACGGTGTTAATAAGGTTGGTGATCTTGTAGGGTTTACACCTTTTTCAACTTACGAGTTTATTATAGACGGTAAACGTTTATATAGAATTATGAATAAATTTATTACAATTAAATATGAATACCAAGGAAACGAAGAAGCTTATAATCCAAGCTGGGCACAAAGCAGTTGAAGAACTTATCAATGTAGCTAGAGAAAAGATTATTACTAATACAGAAGATGATGTTTCTGCTGATAGACTGAAGAATGCTGCGGCTACTAAAAAACTAGCAATATTTGACGCGTTTGAAATACTTAACAGAATTCAAGAAGAAAATAACATCCTTGAGGGCAAAACACCTGAAAAGGCAGAGAAAAAAGTCTTTAAAGGATTCGCAGAAGGTAGATCTAAGTAATGTACAAACAAAGTTTAGTTAAGGTTATAGAGCCTGTAAAGAAAACAACAATCACACGTTTAAATCGTGGTAAAAAATGGAAATATGGATACAATAAAGAACATGATATTGTCGTTATATCAAAAACTGGTAAAATTGGTGAAATACTTGAAATCCAAAACTTGCGCATTGCTTTACCACCTGTGCCCGTGCAAGTACATGGACTGCAAGAAAATAAGTGGAAAAAAATAGATTATCCTCGAGAACTACAAAGAATTAAAAACATATTCGACTGGAGAGCTTACCCCGAAGAAAGCAAAGATCAGTGGTTCGATTATATAGACGAGGAATTTAAAAGAAGAGACGAAGGTTTTTGGTTTATGAATAACAATAAACCAACCTGGATAACAGGTACACATTACATGTATTTACAGTGGAGTAAGATTGATGTTGGGGCTCCAGATTATAGAGAAGCTAATAGATTATTTTATATATTCTGGGAAGCTTGTAAGGCAGATAAAAGATGCTATGGTATGTGTTATCTTAAAAATAGACGTAGTGGTTTTAGTTTTATGTCTTCAGCTGAGACAGTTAATTTAGCAACAATTTCAAGTGATAGTAGATATGGTATATTGTCTAAATCAGGTGCTGATGCTAAGAAAATGTTTACTGATAAAGTTGTACCAATTAGTATTAACTATCCTTTCTTTTTCAAACCTATACAAGATGGTATGGATAGACCTAAATCTGAATTAGCATATAGGGTGCCAGCTAGTAAGTTTACAAGAAAAAAGATTACAACAAACGAACAACTTGAAGATATTAAAGGATTAGACACAACTATAGACTGGAAAAATACTGGCGACAATAGTTATGATGGAGAAAAACTTAATTTATTAGTTCACGATGAAAGTGGTAAGTGGGAAAGACCAGATAATATATTAAACAACTGGAGAGTTACCAAAACTTGTTTAAGATTAGGTGCTAAAATAGTTGGCAAGTGTATGATGGGTAGTACTAGTAATGCACTTGATAAAGGAGGAGATAATTTTAAAAAACTATATAATGATTCTGACGTTACCAAGCGAAATAGAAATGGACAAACAAAATCTGGTTTATATTCTCTTTTTATTCCAATGGAGTGGAACTATGAAGGATTTATTGATGAATACGGAAGCCCAGTATTTAATAACCCGAGCGATGATGTCTTCGGACCAGATGGTGAACTAATAGACATAGGAATAATAGAACACTGGAATAACGAGGCAGAAGGTTTAAAAGGAGATCCAGACGCTTTAAATGAGTTCTATAGACAATTTCCACGTACTGAAGAACACGCGTTTAGAGATGAAACAAAAAACAGTATATTTAATTTAGTTAAGTTATACGAACAAATAGATTACAACGAGGGTATAGGTAGTTCTTCTGTTGTAAATACCGGTAACTTTCAATGGGTAAATGGTATTAAAGATACACAAGTTATATTTTACCCAGACCCACAAGGTAGATTTAAAATCAGCTGGACACCACCACAACACTTGCAAAATAAGATAATAGTCAAAGGTGGTGTTAAATATCCAGCTAATGAACACATGGGTGCTTTTGGTTGTGATAGCTACGATATATCAGGAACGGTAGACGGTAGAGGTTCTAATGGTGCTTTACACGGGTTGACTAAGTTTAGCATGGAAGACGCTCCACCTAATCAGTTTTTTTTAGAATATATAGCTAGACCACAGACAGCTGAAATATTTTTTGAAGATGTATTAATGTCGCTAGTATTTTATGGTATGCCGTTGCTAGCAGAGAATAATAAGCCAAGGTTGTTATACTATTTAAGACGTAGAGGTTATAGAGGTTATAGTATGAATAGACCTGACAAAGTTTGGAACAAACTATCGGTAACAGAAAGAGAGATAGGTGGTATACCAAACTCAAGTGAAGATATAAAACAAGCTCATGCTGCCGCTATAGAAATGTACATACAGCAGCACGTAGGTCATTTAGGTGATGGTAATTACGGTAATATGTATTTTAACAAAACACTAAACGATTGGGCTAGATTTGATATAAATAAAAGAACAAAGTTTGATGCAACAATAAGTAGTGGATTAGCTGTTATGGCCTGTAATAGACATTTGTATGCTCCAAACGCAATAATAGAAAAACCAAAATTAAACATAAATATTGCTAGATATTCTAACACAGGCGGTATGTCCAAATTAATTAAAGAATAATATGAGAGGTAACTATAATTTTCCAAGCCAAGTAGTTAGCGATATAGAAAAATCATCGCAGGAGTACGGTCTAAAAGTAGCTAGAGCTATTGAGGCTGAGTGGTTTGATGGTGAAAGAAACGGTAGGAATAGATATTCTAACCATATAAATAATTTCCACAGACTAAGACTATACGCTAGAGGAGAACAATCAATACAAAAATATAAAGATGAGTTATCAATAAATGGTGACTTAAGCTATTTAAACCTAGACTGGAAACCAGTACCAATTATACCTAAGTTTGTAGATATTGTTGTAAACGGTATATCTGAAAGACAATACTCTATAAAAGCATATTCTCAAGATCCATACGGAGTAGAAAAAAGAACTGCTTATATGGAGGGAGTTTTAAAAGACATGAGAGCTAAAGAGTTTGATCAAATGGCTAAAAACTTAATGAACATGGACTTTACGCAAAATAAAGGTGAAGATGTTCCAGAGACTCAAGAAGAACTAGACTTACATATGTCTTTAAATTACAAGCAGTCTGTTGAGATAGCCGAAGAACAAGCTATAAACACCTTGTTAGACGGTAACAAATACGACTTAACTAGAAGAAGACTAATATATGATTTAACTGTTTTAGGTATTGGTGCTTGTAAAACTTCTTTTAATACTTCTGAAGGCGTTACTATTGACTATGTTGATCCAGCTAATCTAGTGTACTCTTATACTGAATCACCTTATTTTGATGATTTGTATTATGTTGGAGAAGTAAAGTCAGTTCCTGTAAACGAGTTAATAAAACAATTTCCAAATATATCTAACGAAGAGTTAAAAGAGATAACAGAAAATAATTATAAGCACAATTATAGATACAGTAATCGTAGAGCTTATAATGAAGAAGATAAAAATAAAATAGACGTATTGTACTTTAACTATAAAACTTTCAATCACGAAGTGTATAAGTTAAAAGAAACATCTGTTGGGCTGCAAAAACTTATAGAAAAAGACGATAGCTTTAACCCACCTGTAGGTGAGAATTTAGCATTTGAAAGACTAGGTAGAAAAATAGAGTGTTTATACGAAGGTGTGTTAATATTAGGTACTGGTAAATTACTTAAATGGAGTAAAGCTAAAAATATGATGCGCCCTAAAAGTGATTTTACTAAAGTAACAATGAACTACTCTATATGTGCACCGCGTATGTACGAGGGTAGAATAGAAAGTTTGGTTAGTAGAATAACTGGGTTTGCAGACATGATACAGCTAACACACTTGAAACTACAGCAAGTAATGTCACGTATGATACCTGATGGTATTTATTTAGACGCTGATGGTTTAGCGGAGATAGATTTAGGTAACGGAACAAACTATAATCCACAAGAAGCCTTAAACATGTTCTTCCAAACTGGTAGTATAATTGGTAGATCACAAACAATAGATGGTGCTCCTAATCCAGGTAAGATACCTATTCAAGAAATACAGTCGGGCGGTGGTGCTAAAATGCAAAGTTTAATTGGTACATACAATTATTACTTACAAATGATTAGAGATACTACCGGGTTAAATGAAGCTAGAGACGCAGCTACACCAGATCCAAAAGCTTTAGTTGGTGTACAGAAGTTAGCGGCTGCAAATAGTAACACAGCTACTAGACATATATTGCAGGGTGGAGCATTTTTAACACAAGAGATATGTGAACAAATATCTTTAAGAATATCAGATATATTAGAATATTCTCCAACTGCAAACGCTTTTATTCAAGCTATAGGCTCTCATAATGTGGCTACGTTACAAGAAATGAAAAACTTACATCTATATGACTTTGGTATATTTTTAGAGTTAGCACCAGATGAAGAAGAAAAGCAGTTGTTAGAAAACAACATACAAACAGCTTTGTCTCAACAAACAATAGACTTAGAAGATGTAATTGATTTAAGAGAAATAAAAAATATAAAACTTGCAAATCAACTTTTAAAAATACGTAGAAAAAAGAAAATGCAAAAAGACCAGCAAATGCAACAACAAAATATGCAAGCACAAGCTGAGTCTAACGCACAACAACAACAAGCGGCGGCTCAAGCTGAAATACAAAAGTCTAAAGCTGCTTTAGAAAACGAAATGATGTTTGAAGCTAAAAAATCAGAGTTAGCAACTGCTAAGTTGAAAGCTGAAGCTGATATGAAGAAAATGCTAATGGATCACGAGTTTGAGTTAAACATGCGTATGAAGAAAATGGAGATGGAACAAATGCAAGAAAAAGATCTTTCAAAAGAAAAGTTAAAAGGTCAAAACCAAGTTGAAACACAAAAAGTAAAAAATCAGATGGCTAAAGCTAAAGGCTTTGAGTCTTCTGGTAACGACGTACTTGGAGGTGGTATGAGACTAGGTGCTTTTGAACCTCAATAAAAATTATTAATTATTATTATATTATATTATGGCAAAAAAAGAAAACAAGGCTGAAGAGCCAAAGGTAGACAATACCGTAGAAAAAATTAAAGTTAAAAGAAAACCTAAGAAGTTTTCAAATATTAATGAAACCGTAAAAGTTGATTTAACTAAAAAACCGGAAGTTAAGGAAGAAATAACAAAGGTTGATTTAACTGAAAAACCAGAAGTTAAAGAAGAGGCACCAGTTGTTGAAGTTATAGAAGAAGTAAAAGAAACTCCTGTTAAAGAGGAAGTAAAAGAAACTCCTGTTGTAGAAGAAATTACTAACGAAGAAAAAACAGAAGTTACACCTACACCAACGCCTATAAAACAAGAAATAAAACAACCAGAGTTACCAGAGAACATACAGAAGCTAATGAGTTTTATGGAAGAAACTGGTGGTGATCTAAACGACTATGTACAGCTTAATAAAGATTATTCTGATATGGATAATCATACTTTGTTAAAAGAGTACTACAAACAAACTAAACCTCATCTTAAACCAGATGAAATTGATTTTATGATGAACGATCAATTTTCTTATGACGAAGAAGAAGATGAGATAGATATAAAAAGAAAAAAATTAGCGTTAAAAGAGCAAGTTGCCAACGCTAAAACTCAACTGGAAGAGTATAAATCCAAATACTATGAAGATATTAAGGCTGGAAGTAAATTAACAAATGAACAACAGAAAGCTATTGATTTCTTTAATAGATATAACAAAGAGTCTGAGCAAAAAGAAAAAGCTCGTTTGCAAGCAAAAACTACTTTCCAAAACAAAACAGACCAATTATTTAATGACGAGTTCAAAGGTTTTGAATATAATGTCGGAGACAAAAGATATAGGTTTAATGTTAAGGATGTTAGTGAAGTAAAAGAAAAGCAAAGTAATATGGATAATTTTATCAAGAAGTTCTTGAATGAAAAAAACCAAATTGAAGACGCTGCTGGTTATCACAAATCAATGTTTACTGCAAACAATGCTGACGCTATAGCTAAACACTTCTACGAACAAGGTAAGGCTGATGCTTTAAAAGAAAGTATGGCTAAATCTAAAAATATCGATATGTCGCCTAGAGGTTCACACGGAGACGATACGAATAGTGGAGGTTTAAAGTTTAAAGTGTTGAACGACAGCTCAACTCCTACGTTTAAATTTAAAAAAAAATAAGTATTAATTAAAAACAAAATTAAAAAATGGCAATTACAAGTGCAACGGGGATAGATGCTGCCCCAAGAAAACAAACGTTGTCGACTAACTATGTAGACTTTACATCGTCTAGTGATGGTTGGGCACAACAATACTTACCAGATCTTATGGAAAAAGAAGCTGAGATTTATGGTAAGAGAACAATTTCAGGTTTCTTAGCTCAAGTTGGAGCTGAAGAGCCATCTGCTGCTGATAGAGTTGTATGGTCAGAGCAAGGTAGATTACATTTAGCTTATAAAGCTACTAACGAAGATGTTTCTGCTAATATATTTACTATTACTGAAGACATTGATGGAAACACTATTGATGGATCTACTGACAATGTACACGGTATACGTGTTGGTGATATGGTTTTAGTTTCAAGTGCTTCTTTAACATTAAGAGGTTATGTTTCTGCGGTAAACAGTACAACAGCTACTATTTTACCTTACGCTGAAGCTAACTTTGACACTGCTGGTTTTTCTGATTCAGCTGGTGCTAGTGCTTATAGAATACTAGTTATTGGTTCTGAATTTGAAAAAGGAACTGATGGTAGATCTGCTGCTAACTCTCCAAAGTTTAAGTCTTACCAAAACAAACACATTATCATGAAAGATTACTACGAAGTATCTGGATCTGATACTACTTCTATTGGCTGGGTAGAAATATCTGGAGAAGAAGGACAAAATGGTTACTTATGGTATTTAAAAGCTGAAGGTGATACAAGAGCTAGATTTACTGATTACTTAGAGATGACTATGTTAGAAGCTGAAACTGCTAATGCTAACGCAGGTGCAATTGGTGGTACTGACGGAGGTGCTTTACAAGATGGTACGCAAGGTTTATTCCAAGCTATTACTACAAGAGGTCACCAAACTACAGGTGTTACTGGTGTTAACGCTGCTACTGATTTAGCTGAGTTCGATGCTATCTTAGCTGTGTTTGATGCAAATGGAGCTATTGAAGAAAACATGATGTTTGTAAACAGATCTACATCTTTAGCTATGGACGACATGTTAGCTTCTATGAACTCTTACGGAGCTGGTGGTACTTCTTACGGAGTATTTGACAACGAAGAAGACATGGCTTTAAATTTAGGTTTCTCTGGATTTAGAAGAGGTTCTTATGACTTCTATAAGTCTGACTTTAAATACTTAAATGACAAAGGAACAAGAGGAGGTTTAAATGATACTGTTACTAATATTAGAGGTGTCATTATTCCTGCTGGTGTATCTTCTGTTTATGACGAGCAATTAGGTAAAAACCTTAAGAGACCTTTCTTACACGTAAGATACAGACAATCTGAAACTGAGTCTAGAAAGATGAAGTCTTGGGTTACTGGTTCTGTTGGAGCTGCTACATCTGGAAAAGATGTTATGGAGATCCACTACTTAACTGAAAGATGTTTAATTACACAGGGAGCTAATAACTTCATGTTAATGAACTAATCATTTATATCAAAAGACCGGGGCTTCGGCCTCGGCCTTTTATTTTATTAATTTTATTATATATTATATTATGGCAAAAAAGAAAAAAGTAGAGGTTGAAGAACCTCAAGTAGAAACAGTTGTTGAGACTGTTGTTAAAAAAGAAAAACAAAATAACGATCCAGAAGCTAACTGGGAAATAAAAGACAGAGTATATTATCTTACTAATAATAGGGCTCCCTTAACTTATTTAATAAGAGGTAGTAATATTTTTTGGTTTGACGAAGAAAAAGGATATGAAAGAGAATTAAAATATACTTCTAACCAAAGAACTTGTTTTGTTGACGAAATGAAAGGAGAACAAAGACTAGAGCATATTATATTTGAAAACGGAGCTTTGTATGTTCCTAAAAACAAAACAGTTTTACAAAAACTTCTATCTTTGTACCACCCTCACAAAGACAAGTTGTTTGAAGAATATAAACCTGCTGAAATAGCTAAACATCAAGTTGATTGGTTAGAGCTAGAAGTAGAAGCTCTTACGGCTGCTAGAGATTTAGATGTTGATTTAGCAGAGGCTGTTATGAGAGTAGAATTAGGTTCTAGAGTGTCAGAGATGAGTTCTAAGGAACTTAGAAGAGATTTGTTACTATTCGCTAAAAAAGAACCTCAACTGTTCTTAGAATTAGTAAGTGACGAAAACGTACACTTAAGAAATATAGGTATAAAAGCAACTGAGCAACGTATTTTAAAGTTGTCACAAGATCAAAGAACTTTTATGTGGGCTTCTAACAATAGAAAACTAATGACAGTTCCGTTTGATGAACACCCATACACCGCTTTAGCACATTGGTTTAAAACCGATGAAGGTATGGAAATATACGCAAGTATAGAAAAAAGATTAAATAACTAATCAAACTGTAGAGCGGTCGCCCTACGGGGCGATCGTAACTACAATAAAAAAATATTATGGTAAACGTAGATACAGTATATCAAAAAGTATTAACAATAGCTAACAAAGAACAAAGAGGTTATATAACTCCTTTAGAGTTTAACTTATTAGCAAGTCAAGCTCAAATGGAGATATTTAATAATTACTTTGTTGAGATGTCACAATTAAAAAATATACCTGGTAACGAGTCAGAATACTCTGACGCTATAAAAACATTAAACGAAAAAATTAGTATATTTAAAAAAATAGATAACAATTTGTTTTATAGTAACTTATTTTTTAGATACCCAGATGATCTTTATAAATTAGGAACTGTTTATTTTGTAGCTTTACAAAACGGAAATATTCATACTGATGGTGTAGAAGTACAAGAAATAACAGATGACGAGTTATTAGATTACCACAGTTCTCCATTAACCACACCGACAGTTAAAAGACCTATATACATACGTAGAGAAAAAGATATTAGAGTTTATCCAGATGCAATAACTTTTGGAATAAAATGTAGTTATATTAGAAAACCTGTTAAACCAGAGTGGGGATATGTTGTTGTAAACGAACAAGCTTTATACAACGCAAACTCAGCGCAAAACTTTGAGTTACATGCCTCAGAAGAAACAAATTTAGTATTAAAAATATTAGGACTAGCTGGTATAATAATGCAAAAACAAGATATAGCAGCAATAGGACAACAAGCATAAAAATAAATAAATGGGATTACTAGACAATCAAACAGAATATAGTTATTATAATAGTAATAACTTTGGTGGCTATCAATTTATATCGTTAGATCATATAATAAATAACTTTATGATTGCTTATGTTGGAGAGGGTAAAATAATACCTAAGGTAAAAAGAACTGATGTAGCGTTTCATGCGCAAAGAGCTATACAAGAATTAAGCTATGATACTTTTAAATCTACAAAGTCTCAAGAAATAGAAATACCACCTTCACTAACAATGTTGTTACCTCAAGATTATGTTAATTATGTTAAGCTTACTTGGTCTGACTCTCTTGGTATAGAACATATCATTTACCCTACTAGCAAAACATCTAATCCAAAAGCTATAAAACAAAACGCAGATGGTAGTTATGTTTTTACAAATCCCAATGTTGCGGTTTACGGTAATCTAGCAGAGCAAACAGAAGGTAATTCAACAGCTGAAACACATGAAGCGCAGTCGTTTCCTAGTAGTTTAACTATAGTTTTAAATGATGCTAACGGTAACATAGTGTCTGACATATCAACTGTATTGTCTTTAGGAATGGAGTTACATGGTTCTGATAGTGCTGGCAACGATATACCTCCTGGTGTACATATAACAGCCTTTGATACTAACAATCTTCAAGTAGCTTATGTAAGCAATACAATACCTGGTGGTACTTATGATATTACGTTTACCAAAGGACAAAGTTCAAATACTTGGGAAAGTTTTAAATCAGGTACATCTATAAACCAAGATGATGATTACAAGGACGATACTTACTGGCCTAGTTTAGGAGGTAGATATGGGTTAGATCCTGTTCATGCTCAAGTAAACGGATCGTTTTATATAGATGAATTAAAAGGAAAAATACATTTTTCATCTAATATTTCAGGAAAAACTGTGATACTAAAATATATAAGCGACGGATTAGGTACTGATGAAGAGATGATAGTGCATAAGTTTGCTGAAGAAGCTATGTATAAATCTATAGCTTACGCTATATTGTCGACTACTATAGCTGGGCAACCTTTAGCGCCTAGTTATCAACAACAAAAATCTGCGGCTATAAGAACTGCTAAACTAAGATTATCAAATTTAAAAATAGAAGAGCTTACTCAAATAATGAGAGGTAAAGCTAAGTTTATAAAACACTAGAATATGCCAGAATTGAAACGTGGTTTCGGTGCTGCTAAAATGAATAAGGATGCGGACGAAAGAACAATTCCTAATGGCGAGTACAGAGAAGCTTTAAACATACAAATAACTACTTCTGACGAATCTGACGTTGGTACGCTACAAACTTTATTAGGTAACACTAAAATAGAGTTTAACCCATTAACAACGCTACAACTGTCTGCTAATGCTAAGTGCGTAGGATCTGTTGCAGACGAACAAAAAAATAGAATATTTTACTACGTAAAAGATAAAGATAACTTCACTGATTATATATTTCAATATAACCTAAACGACAATCAAATAGTACCTATAGTCGTTGATAAATATAGAGTTACCGTACAAGTTAGTACAATCAACTCTGGCGCTACTGGAACTGTTAGAAGTTTTATAATATCAGACCTAGGTAATTCTTTAGAAAATATAACTAACGTTAGACCTGGTATGAAAATAATACAAGCTAGTTTTGACAATGGTAACTCTCCTGTGTCCGCTTCTAATAATATAAAAGTTATAAGTTTAAAAAATTTTGGAACCAACGAATGGGAAGTTTTGTTAGATGATTTTTCTGATTCAGCAGTTTTTTTTAATACAGTTTCTCAAACGCAAGGGCAAATAATTTTAGAAGCTCCAAAAGCTTTAAATTTACCAGATAAATTAATAACAGGTATAAATATATTAGATGACACTTTGTTTTGGACAGATGGTAAATCAGAACCTAAGTATGTAGACGTAACACGTGTTCAAACTCATTCATCTGGGCAAATACACACTAAGTACGTAGTAAAAGACGAGTACAACAATATAATAATAGACAGTGTTAACAAAATAGATTTTAGAAAAAATCCAGACTACATAAAAGAAGAACACTTAACTGTTATCAAAAAATCCCCTTTATATCCCCCAACTTTATTACTAAGTAATACTTCAGACTTTAGGTTTGATTCTGCAGGTAGTTCTACACTTACAGGTACTATAAACGATGTGTTTGTAGATAACAACGACGATCCTTTAGAAGCGGGTACAATAAAAACCGTTTCGTTTAATCAACCAATACCTGATTATGAGGTAGGTGATGTTTTAATACTTAGAAGAGAAACTAGTTTTGAAGAAGGTGATTTAGACGACTTTGAAATAATAGTAGAGTTGTTAGAGTTTAACCCTACCGCAGCAACAGGTAAAATTAAAATAAACTTTATAAAAGACCTAGCAGGACATACATTTACCACGCCTCAAGATTTTCACGTTATTATACAACAAGAAAAACCTTTGTACGAGTTTAAGTTTCCTAGGTTTGCTTTTAGATATAAGTACCAAAACTCACAATACTCTCCACTTTCACCGTTTTCAGAACCAGCATTTTTACCAGGAACATTTAGCTATAATCCAAAAGAAGGTTTTAACTTAGGTATGGTTAACAACTTAAGATCTCTTTACGTTATGGATTTTGTACCAGACGAAGACACTCTACCTAAAGACGTTATTGAAATAGATATTGTTTATAAAGAATCTGACACAAATAATATATACGTAGTAAAAACTATAGAATATGGTACGCCTGAATGGATCGCTCGAGGTTCAGATATTAATACTAAAGCTAGTGCTTTTGCTAGAACAAAAGGAGCTTTATTAATAACTTCAGAAATGGTTAAATCAGCTATTGAGTCAAATCAAATACTAAGACCTTGGGACAACGTTCCTAGATCTGCTAAAGCACAAGAGATAGTAGGTAACAGACTTGTGTATGCTAACTATTTACAAAACTATAATTTAAGATAATATGCCAGTATCAAACTCAAAAGTAAATATAACAGCAAACGTACAAGCTGTTGATAAATCTACAAACATAGCTGAAAAGTCTTTGAAATCACAAAGAACTTATCAGGTTGGCGTAGTATTCAAAGATATATATGGTAGAGAAACACCTGTGTTTACAGATAAAGCTGGTACGTTTACAGTACCAAAAGCAATGTGTAACAAAGTAAATTCTATAACAACTACTTTAAATAGCCAAGTACCTTCATGGGTTGACACTTATAAGTTTTTTGTTAAAGAAACTTCTAATGAATATTACAATGCTTGTATGGATAGGTGGTA